TTAATAAAACTCTATACCCGTAATCTTCAATGAGTTCTGGCGCTTCCCTTTAATTCCTTTTACATATTCAAAATGAATGTTTTTGATTGCCATCTTTATGAATTCAGTTTTTAACTCATCTTCCATTAATTCCCAGCCGTTTAGCAATGAATACTTGAAATTTTTAATCTTCTCATAGTTAAAAGTCTTACCCTTATCATTATCCTTGCGCTTTTCATACTCATGTATTTCTTTGTCAATACGACTTATTATTGGAAAAGCTTCATCCTTATCCATCATACCTTCTATAAAAAGTGTTTGACATCTAGCGCGTTCTTTTCGCAACTTTTCAATATCGATGCCGACATCTTCTATTTCTTTAGGTTGGTTTTCGATTTTATATGATGTTAAATCAAATTGTTTTAGATAATTGTAAAATTGTTTTAAAACCTCGCCTTCGTCGATGTTACATGCATTTTTATTTTTAGTATTTTTGCAGTTAGAACAAAAGTATAGTTTAGAATACCAAACTTCTTTATTTTTAGGCGTATGCTTGACTGTGTTTAAAGTCAATTTCTGGTTACAGTTTGGACATAATAGTTTACTTCTGAAAATAGCGTTATGTTTTACGATTGTAGAGTTAGTTTTTTCACTTATCCTTAATTTTATTTCTTCGTATTCTTCTTCACTTATAATAGCTTCGTGGGTGTTTTCGACGAATATGTCACCGAAAACAAGATGACCTCTAGCTACCGGACTCGTTAGAGCATTGCCTATAACTGATCTGTGCCAGTTTTTACCTAAGGGTGCTTTGTATTTAGAGTTGTTCAATTTTATAGTTATTTCTCTTAAACTAGTACCTTTTTTCGCTTCTTCTACTGCAAATCGTAATACTTTTTTATATTCATTAGGCACAAATTTATCGTTTACTCTGTCGTAATAGAAAGGAGGGACAGTTTTAGCTAACCCTTTTCTAGCTGATGCGCGTCGACCCATTGCAGTACGCTCTTGAATTGTAGTACGCTCCCACTCTGCCATAGCACCTACTAATGTTACGAACAAACGTCCCATAGCAGAAGTTGTGTCATATACTTCTGTTGCGCTCCTAAACAACACGTTTTTATTCTCAAACAATTCTAGTATCTCTAGTAAGTCTTTAACACTTCGAGTTAATCGATCTAGTTTATAGACTAAAACCAAATCAAAATTATCTATTTCATTCAACATTTCTTGTAAAGCGGGTCTGTCTTTTTTAGCTCCGGAGTATCCAGCGTCAGTATATACTTTATGAATTTTCCAGTCGTTTATGTCGCTGTAAGCTCTTAATTTTCTTTCTTGTTCTTCGATAGAGTGTCCTTTTTCTTTTTGTTCAAGTGTACTCACTCTAGTATAAATTGCTACTTTCATGTGCTCCCTCCTCAAAATTGGCAAAAAATAATAAGGGTAGGCGGGCTACCCGTGAAAATTGTATAAAAAAAGAGAGAGCGCAGATGCACCCTCTCATGTCGCAAATATTTCAGCGACTTGTCTAATTTGAAGCTTGCCGCAAATATTTCAGCGGCTTGTTTTGTATATATGTAATATACCATCAAAGAGAGTGTAGTACAAGCGATTTAACTAAGAAATCTATTTTTTATACTATTTTCAATTTTATTGTTGAACAACTATTGCTTCGCTTCTTGCTTTTCCTACTTCTTTTCTAAAACTATCATATGATTGATTAGGATGTGTTAACGACATTCCTGGACCACCTCCAGCATGTTGGTTTTTGTCCGGATTATTTTCCATTTCTTCAGTGGCTCTTTTAGCATTTAAATATTCTTCGTAACTAGGTTCGTTTGGGTCGCGTGGTTGTGCTTGTTGTCCATTATTGGTAGCTGGAAGATTCTTCTGTACCTGTTGCTTAGATGTGTTATTGGTTTGTTGATTGTTGTTAATGTTTGTGTTGTTCTCGTTGTTTACTTGATTATTGTTATCGTTTTGATTAGCATTTTCTTTTTTAGCTTCTGCTTTTTCTTTAGTTTCTTTCTTTTTATCTTTGTTCTCTTTCTTTGTTTCTGTTTTTTTACTTTCTTCTTTTTTGTCTGTATCGTTACTACCACATGCGCCTAACACCAACGTACTTGCTAATAGTAAACCTAATAATCTTTTCATTTTCATTTCTCCTTTGCTTATATTTCCTTATATTTAAAAACTCTCAACGGCTCAAATGTAATAGAATACTCGCCGTAGTGGGTACCAATACCATATATCTTTTTGTATTGTTCTATTGCTTCTAATATGTATTCTTCGCTTAATTGTAGATACTCAGACAACTCATACAAGTTACGTACGCCATAATTATAAGCTTCTACAATTTCGCGTAATGGAACAGCTGAGATAAAGCCGTGTCGTCTTGCGTAATTTTCGAACTTGCGATTGTTGAAATTTGATTGATCTAAAATGTTGCCATACGTCAACTTATGGTGGGCAAGTTCCTCATATAATACTTCAGCCTTGCGTGTTTCTGACAATTTATTGTCTATAAGCACAATTCCATCTGAATAAAAACCTGCATATCCCTCTGGAAGCTCTACAAAATCTTTTACTTCTATGTGGTCATTTTCAATTAATATTTTTTCATATCTCGACATCAAAACCTTACCCCTTGCTGTTTAATCTTTCTTTTTAAATCTGTCAATTAATCCCATAATATAGTCTACATCTTCTTGTTTTAATTCCCCCTCAAGATGAGCTGCCATAGTTTGATGTTTGTCAGGTTCCATAGCTTTCAGTCCGCTTAATTCATCTAAAGATACATTAAAATAATTTGCTAAAGCACTTGCGTGTTCCATAGAAGGGCTAGTTAGACCTTTTTCCCATCTGTCGATTGATGCTTTTGAAAATTTAACTTCGTATTTTTCATTTAGTCTGGTTGCTAATTCTTGTAAAGACAAGTTTCGAGACTTTCGTAAAGTATTTAAGTTACTAGGGAAATTTGACATTTATTTTACTCCTTAATTTGTATTTTACAAACTTATTATATAAGTTTGTTCTCATTTTTGCAACACATTTCACAAATTTATTTCTCAAAAATGAAATTTATTTGTTGACACCTAAACTAACAGCTTGTATAGTGGTTAGTGTAATCTCATAAATGAGACGAAAGGAGGATGGAAAAGTGAATAAAGTTAGATATCAGAATTTGAGGAACTTCATTGATGAGAGCGAATATACACACAAACAAGTTGCAGATATGATTGGTATGAACCCTGCTAGATTCAGTCAAAAGATAAATAAAAATAAAAGCAACTTTACTATTGATGAAGCTAGTGCAATATGTACTGTTTTAAAAATAAGTATGGATGATTATTTTTTTAATCAAAACGTCTCAAAAATGAAACGTATAAAAGAAAAACAAACAACATAAAGGAGGACACTATGGAACAAATCACATTAACTAAAGAAGAGTTGAAAGAAATTATAGCGAAAGAAGTTAGAGAGGCTATAAACGGCAAGAAACCAATCAGTTCAGGTTCAATTTTCAACAAAGTAAGAATCAGCCATAACGATTTTGATGAAATTAATAAAAAGTTTGCTTATACAGAACGTTTAAGAGGTGCTGACAATCTCGGCTTAGGACATCCATTATCTTTGAAGAAATATCAACACGGAATAGGATGTTATGAAAATTACAAAGCATACGCTAGTGAAATTCACGACCACATTAGAAAACTTACATTATCAGCTTTTGGTGTAACGCTTAATTCTGATTTGAAAGAGAGTGAATACGATGAAGCTAGCAGAATGTATAACATGTTAAAGAACTTCTATTTATATCGTTACCAAAAACGAATTGAAAACTTGTCAATTGAAGATTTCGAATAAAGAAAAAGTCACATCTTAATAGGAGGAAAACAAATGCAAGATTTAAAAAAGATTCATGAAATAGCAGTAAAAATCATCGAACTAGCAGAAAAAGAAAAATGGAGCGAAGAGGAATTACTAACGACAATAGACCTCTTACATCTCCAAAATAAAAACTATTTACCAGAGTTACCTAGTTTAGATACTACGTTATAGAAATGTTGATACATTTTTTCTGTGTTTTCAGCAGTGGTATGCGAATGATGTGTATTATTACTACTCGCTCGCACATTTAAATGTTCTAAGTAACTTTTAGTTAATTCTAAAGCTATTTCTTTATCAGACATACTTATCACCTCCTTAGGTTGATAACAACATTATACACGAAAGGAGCATAAATATTATGCAAGCATTACAAACATTTTGTTTCCAATAAAAAAACACATGCTTTGTCGTGGAAAGCATGTGCTACGGAAATTTTGTTTGATTCTAGTCGCCACGACTAACAGCTCAAGTTTTGCTGGTATCGTCCCCAGCCCTGTAATGAGCTTAGGTGTTCAATCAAAGTCTAGCGTCCTATAAGTTACTACCTTACAGTACGCATACCTTTTTAACGCCTCAGTTGGCGATGGAGCACAACAAACGATGCTCTGAATTTAGATTTACTTATCTATAGAACCACAGGGTGATTTAAAACCTCGCATAAGCAAGGCCATCACCTCCCAGTTTATGTGGGGTTGAGATAAGTATATAACGAAATTCCGTTACAAGCAATAAGGAGTGTTAAGATGCTGAACTTAAAAGAATTGAGAGAAGAAAAGGGGATAACACGCTATCAACTAGCGAAGCTAACAGAATTACAAAACTCGACAATTCGATCTATCGAAACAGAAGTTAAAAACCCCGGTTTCCTCACAGTAAAAAAAATATGCGATGCACTACAAATTGATATCGCTAATGTAAAGGAGAAATAAAATGCAAGCATTACAAACAAAATCGAACATCGGAGAAATGTTCAACATACAAGAAAAAGAAAATGGAGAAATCGCAATAAGTGGTCGAGAACTTCATCAAGCATTAGAAGTTAAGACTGAATATAAGAAGTGGTTTAACAGAATGTCTGAGTATGGTTTTGAAGAAAATATCGATTTTACAAGGGTGACCCAAAAATGTCTTACCCAAGGTGGTTATCAAAATATGACTGACCACGCTCTAACACTAGACACTGCAAAAGAGATTGCAATGATTCAACGTAGTGAACCTGGTAAACGTGCAAGACAATATTTCATCCAAGTTGAGAAAGCATGGAACAGTCCAGAAATGATTATGCAACGTGCATTAAAAATTGCTAACAACACAATCAATCAATTAGAAACAAAGATTGAACGTGATAAACCAAAAATTGTATTTGCAGATGCAGTAGCTACTACTAAGACATCAATTTTAGTTGGAGAGTTAGCAAAGATCATTAAACAAAACGGTATAAACATCGGGCAACGCAGATTGTTTGAGTGGTTACGTCAAAACGGATTCCTTATTAAACGCAAGGGTGTGGATTATAACATGCCTACACAGTATTCAATGGAACGTGAGTTATTCGAAATTAAAGAAACATCAATCACACATTCGGACGGTCACACATCAATTAGTAAGACGCCAAAAGTAACAGGCAAAGGACAACAATACTTTGTTAATAAGTTTTTAGGAGAAAAATAAAAATCTTAATAGGAGGAATTATCAATGAACACACTATACAAAACAACCCTCCTCATCACAATGGCAGTTGTGACGTGGAAGGTTGTAAAGATTGAGAAAAACACAAGATTTAAACTTAGAAATTTTGATTATCCAAAAATTAATAATGCTCAGAGCAAATCATTGTTGGATATTGCTAGTCACGATCTAAAAGATATTTAACTGTATTCAAAATTTTCATATCTTGTTGAGCTTTTAAGCTTTCGTATAAAGCTATTGAATAAATAATTTCGTAAGATACGTTTTCAGGAGCATCTTCTTTCAACTTATTTATTCTATCTCTAAAAAAGTCACTGTCACCACCGAATTCTTTTTCGGCTTGATTACTAAGTTCACCAAAGAAATTTTGAAAATCATTAAATTCCATACTTATCACCTCCTTTCACTAGGAGATAACTAAATTATACACGAAAGGAATGGTAGAAGTGCCACCACACATTCAACAAATGTTATACGAAATCCAGTTAAAAGCTGGTATACCTCAAAAATTAATGGAAATGCAAGGTTTGATAAACGATGAAACAACCAAAGAGGAGAAAAAAGAAAATGAGCAACATTTATAA